GCAGTCAAACAGCGGAAGGCTTTCAGGCCTTAACACAGCAGGACAGACGGCAAACCCGAATGATGAAAAGGCATTCCAGATACAGCAGAAGCTTGTAAAGATTGCGCGCGACATCGAGTATTCCTTCCTGAATGGTACATACCAGAAGACAGAGGACGGAAGCACATCGAACAAGACCCGTGGAATGTTAGAGCTTTGCACATCTGATGCAGGAACATCAATTGATGCGAAGGGAGCGGCACTTTCAAAGGATTTGTTTGACCAGCTCTTTAGGGAGATGGCAGACAACGGAGCATCCTTCGGCAATATGGTTCTTTTCTGTAATTCCTACATCAAGCAGGCGATTACAAATCTGTATGCAGACTTTTTCAAGGCGCAGATGCAGATGACAGAGAACATTGCCGGAATGAATATCGTACAGATTGAGAGCGACTTCTGTAAGGTCGGCATAACGTTCGACCCGTTTATCGAGAAGCATTCGATCCTTGTAGCTGATGTATCACAGGTTGCGCCTGTATTCCAGCCGGTACCGGGCAAGGGCAATTTCTTTGAGGAGCCTCTTGCAAAACAGGGTGCATCAGACCGTATTCAGATTTACGGACAGGTTGGACTTGCACATGCGCCTGCATTCCTTCACGGTGCGATTACCGGCCTGGAGGTAAAGTAAGAATGGATGGTGATTGACTATGTTTACAGTTAAAAAGAAACCTTTGACGGCTAATACCTTGTGGGATGGTGAGAACAACAAGCCCCTTTGCAGATTCAGCAAAGGGGTATTCCAGACCGAAGACAAGGAGCTCGCCGAGAAGCTTAAGACACTCGGTTACGAGGTAGAGGGCGAGGATGTTTCCGAAAGTGAGGAAACATCCGAAAGTGAGGAAATTGCACCGGTGCAACCCGCAGAGGAGACCGCTGAGGAGACGGTAAAGCCGCGGAAAGGCAGCAGAAAGTAGCAGGTGATTGAATGTTTGATGTGAACAGTGTATTGGAACGGTTGGAGTCTTTTGGTTATGAGGCAAAGGAAGGCGATGAGCTTTACCTGAACTTTATTGTTGGAAAGGTACGCAGCAGTATAAAGAACGATATCAACTGGCAGGATGTTCCGGAAGGACTGGAGTATATAGCAATTGACATGGCAGCAGGGGAATTTCTTCAGGTAAAGAAAACCTTTGACCCGGAAAATTTAAATATTGACCTTGATTATGCAGTTAAACAGATAAAGACGGGTGATACAGACACGGTATTTGCCACAGGAGACGCAAGTCAGACACCGGAGCAGAGACTGGCCGCCTTTATCAATTACCTTCTTTCCTACGGTAAAGAGGAATTTGCTTCATTCAGGAGGCTTAGATGGTAAAGTCTGTTGAAGCTGCACGAAAGGCAGCGAGGAAAGCACAGGAAAGTCTTTATGACGGAGTCTGTACCGTCACGGAGCATCATAAGGTAAAGGATGGAAGGTCGAAACTGACAGACTTTAAGGACGTAGTTGTGTTAGAAGACCAGCCCTGCAGGCTGTCATTTAGTACAATAACAACTGCAAATCAGACTGAATCGGCGGCAGAACTCACACAAACAACCAGGCTGTTCATATCACCTGATATAACCATCAGGGAAGGCTCAAAGATAACAGTCACACAGTGCGGTGTAACAACGGACTACACCTGCAGTGGTGTGCCGGCAGTATATGATACACACCAGGAGATTGTTCTTGAGTTGTTTAAAAGGTGGGCGTGATATGGGAAAGTTTGGAAAAATGGACATCAGGGGCATGAAGGAATTTCAAAAACAGCTTGAACAGCTGGAGAATCCGGATACTTTTGTGGAAGCCTGTGCAAAGGAACTGGCCGCAAGATTATTGAGAAAGGTCATAAAGCGCACACCTGTAGGGGATTATCCAGAATCAACAGGAAAACTGGGCGGTACATTAAGACGTGGCTGGACTGGCGAGAAACGGGCAGCAGCAAGAAGCTATGTAGATTCGCTTAATGTACAGCACACAGGCGATATGTATAAAATCGAAATCATAAACCCTGTGGAATATGCATCATATGTTGAGTACGGTCACAGAACCCCGAACCACAAGGGCTGGGTTATGGGACGGTTTATGATGACAATATCCGAGCAGGAGCTTCAGACCATTGCCCCGAAGGTGCTTGAAAACAAGGTAAAGAAGTATTTACAGGAGTGCATGAAATGATAAATTCGATAATTGAGGCAATAAGCATTGCCATAAATAAAGAATTTGAAAATTGCGAAATCTACATGGAAGAGATGAAGCAGGGAATAAATGAGCCCTGCTTTTTCGTTGCGTGCTTGAATCCGGGTACAGAGCTCTATCTTGGTAAAAGATATTTTACAAACAACAGCTTTGTAATCCAGTATTTTCCCAACTCAAAAGATTGTGTGCAGCGTGAATGCAACAGTGTTGCGGAGCGCCTCAGGTGGCTGCTGGAATACATTACTATGCCGGATGAGGATAAGCCGATAAGGGGCAGGGACATCAATTATGAGGTTGTGGACGGAGTCCTTAATTTCTTCATCGCTTATGACCTGTTTATCCTTGCCAGTGAGCAATATGACGTGATGGAAACTTTGGAATCAAGCACTACTGCAGCAGAATAGGAAAGAAGGTGGAGATATTGGCATCAAGGAAAACAAAAACGTCGGAGGCAGCAGAAGAGCCGGCAAAAACTGAATCACAGTTTACCGGGGAACAGATAGCGGCCTCTGCAAGATACTCGAACAGAAGGGACCTTGTGAACGCCCTTCTGGACAAAGACAAAAAGTATACTATTACACAGGTTGACCAGATGGTTAACCTGTATGAGAAAGGAAAGGTGAAATAAATGGCATTAGGCGGTGGTAGTTATACTACACAGAACAAGGAATTGCCGGGTACATACATAAACTTTGTAAGTGCGGCATCGGCATCAGCGGCATTATCAGACAGAGGAATAGTGACAATGCCTCTGGAACTGGATTGGGGTGTTTCGGGAGAAATCTTTGAGATAACAAATGCAGACCTCCAGAAGAACAGCCTCAAAATACTCGGATATGCTTATGACAGCGATAAACTCAAGGGTTTGCGTGACCTGTTCATAGGTGCTAAGACCTTATATGCCTACAGGCTTAACGGAGGAGGCAATAAGGCAGACAGCGCTTATGCCACGGCAAGGTATGCAGGGACAAGAGGCAACGACATAAAGGTTGTGATTCAGATAAATGCGGACAATGAGAATGCATTTGATGTGCTGACTTATCTCGGAACCGTTCAGGTTGATGCCCAGACAGTAGAGAAGGCTGAGGAGCTTGTGACAAACGACTATGTTGAATTCAAGGCGGACGCAACGCTTGAGGAAACAGCAGGCACACCGCTTGAAGGCGGAACAAACAGCGAGGTATCAGGCGCAGACCATCAGGCATACCTTGATAAGATTGAAGCCTACACATACAACACTATGGGGGCTGTGATAACGGATGAAACCACAAAGAAGCTGTATGTTGCCTTTAATAAGCGTTTGCGTGACGAGATGGGTATAAAATTCCAGACAGTGCTTTACAATATGCCTGCGGACTATATGGGAGTAATCAACGTCAAGAACAAGGTTACTGACGATGGATACAGCGAAGCATCCCTTGTTTACTGGGTAACTGGAGCAGAGGCAGGCTGTGAGGTTAATAAATCCTGTCAGAACAAGGAGTATGACGGTGAATTCAACGTTGACGTTTCCTACACACAGACAGAGCTTAAGGCGGCAATAAAAGCCGGTGAGTTTGTTCTTCATCAGGTAAATTCAGACGTGCGCATCCTTGATGACATAAATTCAATGGTAACCACATCAGACACCTGCGGTGACATCTTCAAGGATAACCAGACCATAAGGGTTATAGACCAGCTTGGAAACGATGACGCTGTGCTTTTTAATACCAAATACCTTGGCGTTGTTCCGAACAATGCAGCAGGAAGAACATCACTGTGGTCTGATCTTGTAAAGCTCCGCTCAGAGCTTCAGGATATGGGTGCAATTGAGGATTTCAGTGATTCGGATGTAACCATAGCACAGGGTGATTCAAAGAAGGCTGTTGTCGTTACAAGTGAGATTACTGTTGTAAACGCAATGAGTAAGCTTTATATGACAGTAACCATTGCGTAGGAAGGGGTGAATATAAATGCCAAATGTTATGATGAAAGCAAGAGACACAATCGCTGCAAAGCTTGCGGAGTGCTACATTACAATTGGAACACGCCGCTATAACTTTATGCAAATGATAGATATGGAGGTCAAGGTTGAAAAGACAAAGGCATCCGTACCTAGACTTGGAGCAATTATGGTGGGTCATAAGTCCTGCGGTATGGAAGGTACGTTTTCAGGAACAGCTCACTATAACCAGCCAGTGTTCAGACAGGCACTTCTTGAATACAAGAACACTGGAACTGACGTATACTTCGAGATGCAGATAACCAATGATGATCCGACATCCAATGCAGGAAGACAGACCATTATCTTATACGACTGCAATACAGATGGCGGCATCCTCGCTAAATTTGATGCAGACGGTGAGTATCTGGATGAGGAGATTGAAGGAACCTTTGAAGACTTCTCGATTCCGGAGTCATTCACAAATCTCACAGGTTTTCTTACTAACTAGCTCTTTAACCCCTCGCGTGAGCTCACAGCAGCCGCGTGAAGGGGTTTTAAATTTACAAATGAACAAATAGAAAGGGATGAAGAAAAATGTCTAAATTCAGCTTATTTATGAAGTCAAATAAGGTAAAAAAGGAAAACGAAAAGTATGCTCCTACAACATCACTTGTTGGTGCGGACGGTTCCCCGCTGCTTTGGGAATTTCGACATATTAGTTCCAAGGAAAATGAGGAAATCCGCGAACGCTGTACTATGGAAGTACAGATTACCGGAAAGCCAAACCTTTACAGACAGAAGGTAAACAGTTCACAGTATGCGGCAAGAATGATTGCTGCTTCAACGGTTTATCCTGATTTGTATGATTCTGAGCTTCAGGATTCGTATGGGGTCAAGACACCGGAGGACCTTCTTTATGCTCTCGTGGATGACGCTGGGGAGTTCCAGAATCTATCAATATGGATGCAGAAATTCCAGGGCTTTGACAAATCCTTTGAGGACAAGGTGAATGAAGCAAAAAACTAATTGAAGAGGGGGATGCAGAAGCAAATTTTGCTTACTATGCCCTTCTCAAGCTTCACATACTGCCTTCTGTTTTTCTTAACATGGATGAAGAGGAAAAAGCTTTTGTCGTTGCGTCAATCGAAATGAAGATAGATGCAGACAAAAAGGAAAAGAAGAAAGCGGAAAACAGAAGCAGAAAAAAACGATAGAACTATGGAAAGGCAGGTGAGCTATATGGGCTCAATTAAAACCGGCATAGAGCTGCAGGACAATTTTACAAGCACTCTGGACAGGATAACGAACGCGGTTAATGTGTCCACAGTGTCAATGTACAATATGCAGCAGACTATGAACTCAAACATTGATGTAAGCGGGATAAATGAAGCCACATATGCAGTTCAGGAAATGAATAATGCGCTTAACAGCGTATCACCGGACATTATGCCTGCCGCTGAATCCTTTGAAATACCTGCAAAATCAGAGCAGATGATAACGGAGATTACCACCAGACTGAATGAAGTATCGAGTATGCAGGAAGCAATCAATAGTGTAGGACGTGATATGTATGTGCTGCCAGATGATGCAGTAAAGAGCATATCAGTGATAAATGATGAGCTTACCCGGATGGAAAGGACGCTGGAATTTATACAGTCAAACCCATTTCAGATGGATCCTTCTGTTGCCGAGCTCCAGATACAGTCAGTATCAGATGCTCTTGACAAGGTTATGGAAAAACAGCAGGAACTTGATGAATTGATGGGAGGTGTACCATCACAGGTTATAAATGTTGATGTAAATCCAATCTTGCCGGACCCATTGATTGAAAATCCGGAAACGGTACCAATAGAGATACAGCCAAATGCACCACCTGATCCGGTGGAGATTCCGGTTGTATGGCAGACGGACAACCTTGATGTGTTTACAAGTACAGGGATTGAGCGGTTTGAACAGGAACTACAAAGCGCCAACACTATGCTGGAGCGGTTAAGCAGCGCACAGAACGCCATTGCAAGGCAGGCTTACAATACTATGATATTCCCGCCTGAAGCAGCAAAAAATCTGAATACAATGGCGGTCAGAATTGACAATATAAGAAACCGCATACAGCAGATGGAAAGCAATCCGGTGAATCTCAGAACAGATACAGCCAATGCGGAATTAGAGCAGCTTCGTTCCCAATTGGACCGGGCACTCATAGCCCAGAACAACCTTAATAATGCAGTACAGAATATGGATGTATCGGCAGCAAACGAAGCTTATTTAAATTTATCACAAACCATAGGCAATACAGAACGCTACATCAGGGATGACATAGATGGGCAGATGGAGTTTAACACAGCTATCCAGCAGGGCGCGAAAAACTCTGACAGTCTTGTGAGCAGCATTGAGAAGGCAGCGGCGGCGTACTTGAGCATTCAAACAGCTGAAAATGTACTAGACATATCTGATGAGCTGACACAAACGACAGCAAGATTGGATATGATGAATGACGGCTTGCGATCCACACAGGAGCTTACAAATATGGTTTATGCGGCAGCGCAGGATGCAAGGGGTTCGTTTTCTGATATGGCAGCAGTTGTTGCAAAGCTTGGTAACAATGCAGGGGACGCTTTTAGCAGCTCGGAGGAGATAGTTGCATTTGCTGATTTGGTACAAAAGGAGATGAACCTCGCCGGTGCAAGCACGCAGGAAGCGAGTAATGCAATGCTGCAGCTCACACAGGCACTTGGATCCGGAGTTCTCCGAGGTGATGAGTTAAACAGTATATTCGAGCAGGCGCCTAACCTTATACAGAACATATCGAAATACATACAGGAAAACGAGGACATTGCAACCAGTATGGCAGATGCAATCGATGTAAGCTATGAGGAGATGTCCACTAATGCACAGGGACATATCCGTGACCTTGCTTCAGAAGGTCTCATATCCGCTGATCTTGTAAAAACAGCAATTTTTGCAGCATCGGATGAGATTAACGAGAGCTTTGACAGCATGCCTATGACATGGAGCCAGGTTTGGCAGCAGATGCAGAATGCCGCCCTAATAGCATTCCAGCCGGTTTTGAACAAGATAAACGAACTTGCAAACAGCCCACAGTTTCAGGAATTTGTGAATAATGCAATCGGGGCTATAGCTACATTGGCAGAATATGCCCTCAGTGCGTTTGACTTAATGGCACAGGCGGCATCGTGGGTTGCAGATAACTGGTCGGTGATTGAACCTGTTGTGGCCGGAGCTATAACAGCATTTGCAGCCTACAATGCTGCACTGATAATAGGAAAGGGGATACAGCTTGCTGTTGCGGCAGCGACAGCTATCCACACTGCAGCAACAACTAAATGGAGCGTTGCGACATTCATACAGACGGTACAGCAGGAAGGCTTGAATGCGGCATTGGCAGCCTGTCCTATAACCTGGATAGTGATTGGGATAATTGCCCTGATTGCTGCCCTTGTTGCTGTGTGTCAGGCAATGTCGAACATGGCAGATGCGTCAGTTTCAGGATTTGGAGTTGTTTGCGGAATAGTAGCGGTGGCAGCAGCGTTCGTCTGGAACATAATATTAGGCTTGGTTAATTATATAATTACAATCGGCGTGAATCTTTATAATATGATTGCAAACTTTGCAGCGGCATTAGGGGTTATCTTTGATCATCCGGTGGCGGCAATCAAGGCAGTTATCCTGTCGATGTTTAACTATATCATAGGTGTAGTTGAGGCGGCAGCTCAGGCATTAGATACAGTTTTTGGCTCAAACCTTGCCGGAGCTGTTGCGGGATTTCAGGATAAAGTTCAGGCTGAGGTAGATGCAACTATAGAATCAGCAGGAGGAACAGCGGCAGAAACACTGGACGCATCTGATTATACATTTGAAGGTGTGGATTATGGTGATGCGCTCAATAGCGGTGCAGACTGGGGTGACAGCGTAGTGGATAAGGTGTCAAGTCTGTTTGACTTTAGCAATGCAGCTTCTGAATTACCTGATGTGGGCTCTTACACATCAGGATTTTCGGATGTGGCTTCAAATGCCGTTGCAGATGGAATCGATACATCGGGACTTGGAGACTCAGCAGCATCCACTGCCGGAAGTGCTTCAGCAATAGAGGACACACTGGATATAACAGAGGAAGAACTAAAATATTTGCGGGATATAGCGGAACAGGAAGCAGTTAACAGATACACAACGGCAGAAATAACAATTGAGCAAACCAACAATAACAATATATCAGGAGATATGGACCTGGATGGTGTGGTTGACGGCCTGACCAATGCAGTGAATGAAGCAGTTGATACAATTACGGAAGGGGTGCATTAAATGTCAACAGGATACGATTTTTATTTGGATAGATTGTTATTACCGGTCACTCCTTCCAAACTGGAGATAAAGGTAAATAACGCAAACAAGACAGTGACGCTTATGAATGAAGGGGAGATAAACATTCTAAAAAAAGCCGAACTGTCGGATATAGAGTTTGAATGCCTGATTCCGCAGGTTAAGTATCCATTTGCGGTTTACAAGTCCGGCTTTCAGGAAGCGAGTTATTTCCTGAATTACTTTGAAAATTTAAAAACACAACAAAAGCCGTTTCAATTCATTGTCTGCAGAAGACAGCCGAATGGAAAGGCTTTTTTTAATACAAACATCAAGGTATCACTGGAAGACTATAAGATTGTTGAGGATACAGGTGAGGGATTTGACCTAAAGGTGAAGATTAGTCTGAAACAGTACAGGGACTATGGAACCAAGACAGTAAGCATCAAGATATCAGATTCCAAGCCAAAGGCCGTTGTTAAGCAGTCAAGAGCAGCCACCACCACAACCGCCAGTACGAAAAAAGAATATAAAGCCGGTGACATTGTGAGCTTCAAGGGAGGAACACATTACGTGAGCAGCTACTCAGGCGCGAAAGGATACAGTGCAAGGGCGGGTCAGGCGAAGATTACGCTTGATAAGACCTGTAAAGGAAATGGTGGAGCACATCCATACCACTTAATACATACTGATTCGTCATCCAATGTATACGGCTGGGTAGACGAAGGAACATTTAGCTAGGCGGTGAAATTTGTATGAATATTGAATTGTTAGTTGGAGATGAGACGGGCACAAAGGTGTACCAGCCTGCAGTTCAGGAAGGCATCGAATGGACCACGGAACGGTCAGGCACACCCGGAAAGCTCACTTTCAAAGTGCTGAGCGATTCCCTGCTTAATATGACAGAGGGCAGTGCGGTGAGGTTTAAGGCTGATGGTGACAAGGTGTTCTTTGGCTTTGTGTTCAAGCAGCAGAGAGGGAAGGACCATATCGTGACGGTGACAGCGTACGATCAACTGAGATACCTGAAAAATAAAGACACAAAAGTCTACGAAAATAAAACCGCATCACAGTTCATAAAGATGGTGGCAGATGACTATTCGCTGAATGTCGGGACATTGGCAGCAACCAGTTACACAATACCTTCGAGGGTGGAGGAAAATACCTCGCTTTTTGAAATGATACAAAATGCCCTTGATCTGGAGCTTACCAATATGGGCAATATGTTTATCCTGTATGATGACTTCGGACAGCTGACCTTGAAGTTTATAGGTGATATGTATGTGGGTGACAGCCAGTCGGGCTACCTGATGATTGATGAGGAGACAGGGGAAAACTTTGATTATACGTCATCCATTGATTCAGATACGTACAATAAAATTAAACTGACCTATGACAATGATGACACGGGCAAACGTGATGTTTATATGGCACAGGACAGCAGTAACATCAACAAGTGGGGTATATTACAGTATTTTGACACGCTTCAGGACGGTGAAAATGGTCAGTCGAAGGCAGATGCACTCCTTAAGCTTTACAACAAAAAGACCAGGAAGCTGACAATAAAAAATGCCATAGGCGACAATAGAGTAAGAGCTGGTTCGATGGTTGTAGTCGATTTAAGCCTTGATGACATAAAGATTAAAAACTTTATGTTAGTCGAAAAATGTATCCACACGTATAAGGAAAGTGAACACTGGATGGATTTAACACTCAGAGGAGGTGAGTTTGTTGCCTGATGCAAATGAATTGGTAAAAGCGTTGAAAAAGGCAGCTCTGGAAGCGGTGGAGGCTTCTAAACCTGTAAAAGTATTCTTCGGAAAAGTGGTTTCAACAAATCCGTTAAAAATCAACGTGGAGCAGAAACTGGTGCTTGGTGAAGCACAGCTTGTGCTTACGCAAAATGTAAAGGAACTAAAGGCTACGATAGATATATCCTGTGATACTGATTCAGCTCTTTCCACACATAAACACCAGTATCAGAATGAGGATACAACCGGTGTGAATCTTGCACACCAGCATAAAATTGCGTGTAAGAAGGAAATCATCATAAGAAAAGGCTTGGCAAACGGTGATGAGGTTGTTCTTATCAGGCAGCAGGAAGGACAAAAGTACATAGTACTTGACCGAATAGGATGATACCTTCAACAGTTGGTTTTTTAGACCAGGATTTTGAAATGGAAGAACAGCCAAGCCTTAATTATAAAATGGACCTAAATGGAAATACGGTTCGGGGGTTTTGCGACAAGCTTGAGGCTATGAAACAAACCATATTCAGGATATTACAGACAGAAAGATATCAATATCTTATATATTCGCAGAATCATGGAATAGAAACTCTTGACCTGTATGGTGAACCCATAACCTGGGTTTGCCCTGAA